GTATAACATATTTATACCTTTATCATCTAAACACCATTCAACTATTAAACGTTTTACAGGGTCTTTAGAGGTACTAATATTTTTTGTTTCTTCAATATCATCAATAACATAATCAAAAATTGAACAAGCTAAACGACATAAGTCAAAACTATAATTAGGTTCTAATCTAGGTTTTTTCTCATTTAAATAAGGTTCAGTATTATATTGAGTAGCAGCATCTCCTCCATTTTGAAAACTATCACTACAAAATAATTTACTATCAAATTTATAAATACTTCTACCAAAATCTATAATTTTAAATATGCGACCAAACGTAGGAACCTTATAATATTTCTTTTTATAGCAATAATAAATAAATTTTTTATCCGTTTTATTATACATAACATTGTTTGTATGTAAATCATTGTGTGTAAAATTGAATACTTTTTGATATGTAATTAATATCATTATTATTTGCATAAAAGCAGAAAACCATTCTTCAGTTGTTAGTTCATTACCTAAAATTAAATCATCAAATGTACTTTCACAATACTCCATAGCTATAATTTGAACAGGAAATTTTGGAATAACAGCATTGATAACTTCTTCTTCTTCAAATGATTCAGAACCTTCGGAACTATCAGAACCATCAGAAACTGTGTCCTTATTTGAATTGCTATTTTCTTCTTCTAGGTCATTTGTTTCTTCGGAATTTTCACTAATATCATCAATATCTTCTATAACATCATCATCATCGTTTGTATATGAAGACCTAGACGAACATGAAGAATTTGATTTTAATGTTACATTTTGATTTAATTCTTTGTTTTCTAACATGTTTATATTTGTTAAATCAATTAAATCGTCACCATTATTAGAATTGATTAAATTTGTGTCTTCATCGAAAATATTGTCAAATATTTCATTATCAAAAGATTTAATGGAAAACTGTGACTTAGCACTTATGTTATGTTGTATTGTAATAGGTTTGAGTTTTGTGTTTTCATCATTGAACAAATGGTCATAATCATCAATTTCAAATAAAACATTTTTGTTTTTATTAAAAAATTCAGAATTATTTAAATAATCAATATCATCAAAAACATTAATAACAAATCTATTTTTAATTCCTAAAAAAGAACCATGATAATCTACACCATGTGAAAAATTATGAGCATGTAATAAACTACTAGTTAAATATAAAAAAAATCCATCAACATAAGCAGAATTATTAATATCAATAAATTTTGGGTGACAAGTAATTTCAGTTGAATTAATATTAGGTAAATTATATAGTTTTTCATCATGAACATTATATTTTCCAATTAAAAATTTATAAGGGTCTAATAAAGGAGCAATTTTAAAAAATAAATCTTTATCTTTTGTTTTATTATTTGCTATATTTTTAATTCTACAATTGTATAAATGTAAATTTTCATCATCAAAACTATTAATATTTGAAATATACCATTTATTATTTAAATTAATGCTGTTATAATTCGTTTCGTTTAATGAAAAGAACCTTTTATAAATTGGAATATAATTTTGAGCATTAGAGAGAAAAAGAGAATCTGAATCTTCTAAACTTTTGAAAAGTTCGGAGTTTTTTCGTTTCTGATAATTGATGATTAATGCCATACTTTAGCTAATTAATATATAAATTAAATGTGTTTTTAACTTATTTCAAATAATAATATTATTTGAAACAAGTAAAAATACATTCGTTTAATTAAATTAAAAATTATTTCTAATATAAATAATAATGACATTAGAACTAAAAAAATTTGATATGAAAAGTATTAGTTTTAAACCAAATGAGAACAAAGGTCCGGTTGTTGTTTTAATTGGGAAGAGAGATACTGGTAAATCTTTTTTGGTAAGAGACTTACTATATTATCAACAAGATATACCAATAGGAACTGTAATTTCTGGAACAGAAGAAGGTAATGGATTTTATGAAAAAATGGTCCCTAAATTATTTGTACATAATGAATATAATACTGCTATTATTGAAAATATTTTAAAAAGACAGCGTACTGTATTGAAGCAAATAAAAAAAGAAATTGAAACATATAAACGCAGCACAATTGACCCACGTGCATTTGTTATTTTAGATGATTGCTTATATGATAATACATGGGCGCGGGATAAGATGATGCGACTTTTGTTTATGAACGGAAGACATTGGAAGGTGATGTTAATCATCACAATGCAATATCCATTAGGCATACCTCCAACGCTCAGAACTAACATTGATTACGTCTTTATTTTGAGGGAAAATTATATCGCAAATAGACGACGTATTTATGAAAATTACGCGGGAATGTTTCCAACTTTTGAGAGCTTTTGTCAGGTGATGGATCAATGTACAGAAAATTATGAGTGCTTGGTAATTAATAATAACTCAAAATCCAATAAATTACATGACCAAGTATTCTGGTATAAAGCCGATAATCATGGTGATTTCAGATTAGGCTCTAAAGAATTCTGGGAATTGTCAAAAGGTCTCAAAGATGAAGATGAAGAGGAACAATATGACCCAAATAATGTAAAGAAACGAGGTGGTGGACCAAAAATTAGTGTCAAAAAGGCGAATAAGTGGTAAAAAGTATTTTAAAATTTAAATTTCGTTTTTATAATTGTTGCTTTTGTAAATTAAACCAAATAAATACTTAAAGAGTATCTTATAATAAATAGTATAATAAGATGCAAGAGTTAAATATAGTTGAACTTATTGAAAAGAACCCTATAACAAAGCTTTCAAGCACATACAACAACAAATTATTAAATAAAATTAAAGAAAATTTTTCAGGATTTGAACAACAATTATTCGTAAGTAGTTTTTATTGCTTTTTGAATTATGATAAAAATATTGATTTTGTAGTGGATTTGGATAATGTATGGAAATGGTTGGGATTTAATCAAAAAATAGACTGTAAAAGGTTGCTTGAAAAACATTTTGTCACTGAGATAGATTATAAAAATCTCGCTTTGCTTTTACCCAAAGCGAGTTTAGAGAAAGAAAAACATGGCGGTCAAAACAAACAAACTATACTCTTAACCATTAAATGTTTTAAATCTTTATGTTTAAAAGCTCAAACAAAAAAAGCATCAGAAATTCACGAATATTATATGAAGTTAGAAGAAACATTACATGAAATAGTAGAAGAAGAGACAAATGAATTAAAACTTCAATTAGAACAAAAAGATAATATTATTTTGGAAAAAGAAATAGCAATTATAAATACAAAAAAAGAAAAACAACGAGCCGTAGAACAAGCTATTATTGTTCAGTTTCCAGTAAATACAGAATGCATTTATTTTGGAACAATTGATAATACAAATGAATCTAGTGAAAAATTAATAAAATTTGGACATACAAATGATTTGGCAACTAGAATTTTAGACCATAGAAAAAAATATACTAATTTTATTTTAGTAAATGCTTTTCGTGTTCAAAATAAAGTAGAAATAGAAAATCTTATTAAGACATATCCTAAAATTAAAAGACAAATACGTAGCATTGAAGTTAATGGTAAAAACAAAACAGAAATTATTGCTTATGATGCTACTAACTTTACTATAGAAAAATTAACTAAGTATATAAAAGATATTATTCATTCAAAAACATATAGTATAGACAATTTCAATAGAATAATGAAAGAAAATCAAGAATTAAATAATGAAAATAATAAACTAAAAGAAGAAATACAACATATTAAATTATTATTAGAGAAAAGAGGTATTGAAATTAATGAATTGAGAGAAAAATTAGAAAATAAAGAAAAAGTAATTGAGACTGTGAATATTGAAAATCAATCAGTTTATCAAAATGTGTTATTGCCAGAAGACGAACTAAATAAAAAATTTAATGAATTTGTAAATAGCATTTGTATTGTGCGACCTGATGTAGAGGAGTTGTCTGTAAATATTGAAGGTAGATATCGTCTATGGAGTCAAGTAAAACCTTCAAAAGAAGTTTTTCATGCGTTAAAAAATTATATGGATACAAGATTTAAACCAAAACGAATTCAAGGCAGTCACGGATATTTAGGAATTAAATTAAAGTCTCTTGAATATAAAAAAACGCAAGATTATTCACCAGTCGAAACATTTGTATTCCAAGTATGTCAATTTTCAGATTGTGGAAAGATTTTAAATTCTGTATTATTGAGAGAATATCAAAAATGGAAAAATTCGGTAGGTAAAGAAATAACTGATAATGATATGAAAGAAATAAAAGAATATTTGAATTCATCACCATACGCATTAAAAGCTACAGTATGGACCGATGAAGGAAACAATGAAGGATATTATGGATTATCTTTAAAACAAAATGACTATAAACCTAAACTTATTTCATCAACAGGTAAAAAAGTATATAAGAGAGAAAAAGATACTAATCAATTATTATCAATTTGGGATAGTATAGCTAAGGCAGCTGAATCTGAAGGCGTTTCAGCTGCCAAGATGAGTCGTTGTGTTAAAAATAAAATTATTATCAATGATTATTTTTATGCTACTGAATAAATTTACCAAGATATTTTAT